TAATCAAAATCAATAAAATCAAAAATGGTATGAGTTGAAGCTGCTGCTTCATTAATAAACTGTTCAAATAATTTAATGTGTTTCATTGGTTTATAATTTTAGGTTTTACTTTCAATTTCTTGAGAAGTACATCGATACTTTGTAATTTCTTTTTTAGATTCATCTATTCCGATAAACTGTTCAAATAATTTAATGTGTTTCATTGTTATCCAATTTTAATCATAAAAATACTGACCAGCTTCGCCGTTAGCTGCATTATTACATGCCTCTACAAGTCCGGCTTAGAAAAACCAAAGATTTCATTAGTTTGTAATGACTTTTTAAATTCGTTTATAGACGTTATCATAATTATATTTTTATTTTATTTTATTTTATTAATCTAAAAAATCTAAAGCATCTGCTAATACTATTTCTATATCAGATCTTTTTACGTCATCACCAGCTTCTTTTTTTATTATAGTAACTAATTCTTTATAATAATTATGATAATTTTTCGTATCTGAACCTTCTTCTTTTAATTCTTTTTTTAATTTTTTAGCTGTAGTGTTATCTGATTTAAGAATTTTAGATACTAATTTTTCTAAATCTTTATTTTCTTTATTTTCATTAATAAACTGTTCAAATAATTTAATGTGTTTCATTGGTTTATAATTTTAGGTTTTACTTTCAATTTCTTGAGAAGTACATCGATACTTATTGAGTGTTTGTAGATTTTTCATTATCTGTTAAGGTTAAATTTAAGTTTATTGATAATTTCTGCCTTTCTGGTTTCATCAACCGCATATGGATTATGAGTTGGTACTGCAGGTGTTACTCCTTCATTTAATTTTTCCATTACAACTTGAGTCTCTCTAAGATCTCGTGTAGACCAGAAGTTGTTAATACTATATGCATTGGTTAATGGATAAAATTTAGATTCTGCTACAATTTGATTTTTTCTAGCTTCGCTTAAACCGTTCCATTTTTCTTTGTAAGTTGCAGGCATATCTTTAATAAAATCAGCTGCAGCTTCTTCTACTATAAAACAAGATTCCCAAATGCGATTAGCATCTAGATTACTCATTACATGACCTTCATTCATTTTAGTTACAACTGTATCTTTCATTTCAGTTGTAAGTGCACCGAATTCTCTTTTCTTACTTTCGGTAAGGAAATTCATAAAGATCATATCTGATGTAGATTTAGCTTCTGCATTTTTAATAAGATTATCAATACTTTCAGTTAAAGTAGATTGATAAGATGCAGTTTTAGCTTCTTCATTAATTGATTCAGTTGATTCAACCGTTTCAGTCTTTTCCATAAGAGCTTTATCATATTCAGTGTTTACTTGCTCTGCAATATATTCGCTATACTTAATTCCTTTATCAAGATTTTCTCTAAGATATTCAGAGTAAGCAATATTTTGATCAACTTTTTCACCAACATATTCACTATACTTAATTCCTTTATCAAGGCTTTCAGCTAGGTAATTAGAAAATTCAATAGATTGATCAGTTTTTTCAGCAATATGCTCGCTATAACGAATACCGCTATCTAATTGTTCTGCTAAATAACCAGCATAATTTTTAATGCTATTCATATTTTCAGCAAGATAATTAGAATAAGTAATACCCTTATCAACATTCTCAGCAAGATAGTCAACATATTCAGTTACACCGTTTACCTTTTCAGCAATGGTTTCAGCATATTTAACTAGCTTTTCCATTTTTTCATTATCGGCAGATGTGCTTGACTCTTTTAAAGAATTAATTTCATTTTTGAGGTACTCTGTATACTTGTTAAAGTCCTCGTTAGTAACGTAAGATTGCTCCATTTTTTCTGATTTGTTTTCTTGTACTTTATATATCGGTTTATCAATTTCATAAATAAAAAGACTATCGTCTTGATCGAATCCAAAAGATTCATTAACTCTACCAAGTTCGGCATTTTCAAATCCTGGATCAGCTACTAAATCATAAGTAAAAAACTTTTTAATTTTTACTTTGTTATCTTCGCCTACAGTACCAGCTGCTCTAGATGATATATGTAAAGGAATACCATCTTTAATTAAAGCTTGGGCTTCTTTACCCTTAGATGTATTAAGTAATTTAATACGACCCTTTACTTGCTTGTTAGCAGAATCATATGAAAGATCTTCAATAACATGACTTACATTCGATAAACTAATATCAAAATCTTTAGGATGATCTAATTCTCCTAATAATTTCTTAGTTTTTACTTTTTCCTGTAATTCTTTAATATGAGGTAATACTTCTGCTTCTTCGTAAATACGATTGTTTTTATTCTTTACGCCGAACTGTGTAAATACACCTTCTAGTACAATACTACCATCATCTGCTTCTGATGTAGATAGATTTGCTGTTGATCTTTCTAATATTAGCAAGTTTTTATCTGCCATTTTATAGTTTTATTTGATTTATATATTACAGTGTCTCTTAAAATTTTAGATGTCCATATCCATATCTGCCGTTGGATCATCAGTAACGGGTTCTTCTGGTTTAAAATCCTTTTTATTAGCACCTAATAAAATCTTTTCTATATCATCATCCGTATATCCCTCCTTTTCTAAATCTTCTCTGGTTGTGGCCCGAGCATTGGCTTTAATATCATCCTGTGTAAACCCACCGTATCGTTTAATTAGGAATCCTAAATTAAAATATGGTATTTCTTCCATATCAGGACCCATTGTACTTAATTGAGTTTTCATATTACCTATAAAGTCAACACGCTTATTCATAAGCTCCATTTCCTTAAGTTCTTCAAATACATTATCTTTAACCCATTTTAATCCAAGACCTGCTTTAAATGATACATCATTTTTTAATTCAGGGTGGTTAAGACACATTTGAAGATAAAGAGGCTTTACTAATATTTCTTGAAAGATAGATCTTAATCTACTAATAAATTTAGAAAACTTAATTTCATCTCTCATCATACCACTAGCTTCTAGATCCCAAACAGAACCACCATCTCTATCAAATCTGGAAAAAGGAATTTTAGATGCTAATTTTAAACTATCTGCAAAATATTTTAAAGATTCAGTATCTCCTAAGTCCGGACCGTCGCCACCTACATTTTCAATTTCTGGAGTTTCTCCATCTTTAGAAGGAAGCTAATATTCTTTATTAAATGGCATCATTGGTTTGCCATTTGTTGTGAGTTCACCACTGTCAAAATCAAAATCTACAACTTCTCTATAACTGTTCATTAGTTGTGCCAATGATTGCTTTGCCCGTGTCTTAGATTTACCTCCAACTGGTATAACAAACTTAGTTTTAAAACTAGAATTAGTTACAGCCCAAATAATTCTAGTATGCTCCATAATTCTAAGCATATTAAACGATCTAATAAGTCGTTCAACATAAGAAGTTCTTTGTGGTGAATTAACCTGTGAATAAGAAATATAAATAATTTGAGAATCCCAAAGTTTACGTTCTTTTACCCCCTGTCCTTTATACTGAACCCACTGTACTTTACCGGTATCGGTGTCAACTCCATGTACTAGTGATTGTGGATCCAATTCTTTAAATCCTATTATTTCAGTTTGCTTATCGTTATAAACAATTTCAAATGCTATATAACCATCAACTAACCATTTTCTAAAATAGTTCCAAATACTTAAAGCATCATTAAAACCAAAATAATTATAAATATTATTATATGCATCACCTATTTCATCTTCTACTGAGTCTGAAATTTGAGTATTAAAATGTCCATATGCACAATAATTACTCTCATCAAATACAATAGCTTCATCACATAACACATCAAGAATTTCTTCTATTTCATCTTGTACTGCAAAAAGTCTATATTTTTCTACTTTTTCTGCATAATTACGATCGAAGAAAGCTATACTTTTCTTCATAGTAGTGTCAGTTAACGACATTGCCGCAAATGGCGAATAAATGTCATCGGCATCACTACCCATTGGATTCATAGTATAACCATATTGGTTTTCTGTAAATCCTACGGCTCGCGAATTTCTGATAATCATATCGTCGTAAGCCATACCAAGATTAGAAAGATCTTTTAAAATCTTTCGTACTGGGTTTCCTTCTGATAAAGGTCCTTTTCTATTTGTAAATCCAGCCATTAAGTGTGTGTTGGTTTATATATCACGGTAATACATAGACTGTACTGCTCCAATCGAAATGTTATGAAATCGATCCACGTCATTAGTAGTGGCAATATACCAATTTTCATATCCTAAAATTTTCATGGATCTCATACGATCTAATCTATATTGTTTAATGCAGTGTTCTAAATTAAAGTTTGGTCCATATGCAGCTTTAAGATTGTTCCAATTAAATCCCGGTAAAGCAGATTGATTGACTGGTTTACCTGAATTTGGTCCATTAATTTGTTTTTTAATCGTACCTGAAAAAGAAGTCCAAATTTTATTTAATAATTGTACCCTAACCTTGAAAGGCATATAGTGTAAATTTATACCTAATTCATTATTATTATCGCTTGGACCTAATCCTAATACAATTGGATTTGTATCATACCACGGTTCATCTGGTGTAAAATATTGAAAAAAATACAGTTTACCAAAATCAAATCGGCCTCCATAGGAGTCACCTAACATACTTAATTGTGACTGGCTAACATTAGATGCATAGGATTGACCTTTGTTAGTCTTAACATAAGTATTAATGCTTTCTTTTAAGTTTTCGGTCATTAGAATAGTTTACTATCTTCAGTTAATAGCATTACTTTAAAATTACGGTGTTCGGCAGCTTTTTTAAGTGCATCGGTTTTGCATAAATTTTTAACATATTGTTCATAGCTATGTTTAAAATTTTTCATAGACTTTACAGTTTTACGTTTAGGTTCTTTTGGTTTTTGTAATTGGGCCTTAGGTTTAACTTCAACTACATAATTTTCTATAATAGGATTTCCATCCTTTTCACCCTTTTTAAGTTTGATATAAAAATCTGGATAATATTTATGAAATTTTTTATCTAATAAACTAAAATAATCAATGGAAAATGGTTCACTCATCCATGATATTACATCTTCATTATGATCGCACCAATGGCAAAACTTACGCTCCCAACTGCTTCTATAAATTATAGGAAATGGTCCATTATACTTACTAGGATTTTTTGGAGTATAATAACCTTGTTTATATTTTGATTTAGATGTAGGTTTTACATTTTTAATACTCATAATTATAGAGAGTAAATACCATCTGAGTCTGTTGACCCGTGAATTGAAACAGTATTACCATATTTTTTAGGATGTAATTTATTCCACCCCTTTGCAAAACCACGTTTACATATTTCAGTAAAGTATGCAAATGCGTTGGTACTTTTTTCAGGATTAAAGTTTCTCCAATATTTATATAAATCCATATAAGCTACTGCTATACAGTCTCGCCTATCGTCAGGATTTGCATATGATAATTTTGTAGAACATTTGTCTGCTAATAACATTAGAAACTCTAGAGCCTTTGGAGTAAGCTCATCTTGTTCTTTAGATAATATTATTTGTTCTAAAAGATCTCTATTATTTAAATAATTTCTTTTTCTTGCCATTGTTGTTATCGTTTATATTTATATGCAAAAAAGGCCGAAAGATTAAAATTTCGGCCTTTTTATATAAATTGATTACTCCTATTTTAAATTTTAACCTTTAGTTTTGCTCTTTTAACTAATTCGTCATTTAATGAATCAACATTAACTACAGTTACTAATTCATTATCACCAGCACCGGCATATTCTTCTGCATTTACCATTACTTCATCACCCCTGTCAAATGATCCCACTGGATTTTCTATAGTAGCTTCAGTATACCCGTCATTCATCCAGTCGAGTTTAGTTTTTTTTTCAGAAATATAAGTTGCTTGAAGTTCCTTTTCTTTTTTAGTCATTTCAGACTCAATAAGAGTTAAAGCTTCTGTTAACTCTTCACTTTTGCCAATTTTTGCGATTGTATTATTAATTTGATTTTTCTTTTCTTCAAGAAATGAAATTTCATTATTAATTATAGATCGCTTTTTTTCTACAATAGCAGTTTTATGTCCTTCTGATGTAAGTGCTTCAGAAAGATATGTCGTAGCATCATATCCTATAAAGTCTTTAGCTTCTTTTAATGCTTCTGTTGCAGTATTAAAAAACTTCATTTCATTTAAATACATAGCTGGATTAATTTTATTAACCCATACTCCTTCTTCTACTGATAACATAGTTAAGTAAACATTAACAAATTGTTCAGAGGTAAGACCTAATAAACTATCCATTTCACAAAGTTCTTCCATACATTCAGCAAGATTACAAACTTTTTCAGCTAGCCATGTATTTCTAAAATTGTAAAACTTGTTTGCTGTCATTGCTTGCTTAATTTCACCAACACTAAAGCTAGTCATATCAAGATTGCCCATTTTAATAGTACCTTCATTAATATCAAAAACAATTGATTTTTCAGAATCTCCATAAAATACAAAAGATTCTTTAAGTACTTTAGCGTGTGATATTGCATCAGCTGTCATTAAATACCGTGAATCTGTTACAGTAGCTAATTCTAGTTTACCTTCATTTAATCGGTAATCTGTTCCGTGTAATCTGAAAGTAATAGATGATCCCTCCTTTAAAATTGGAGAAAATATTTTTACTACACTAGCAGTTTTTTGATCTGCACTACCTTCGCTACTGGCCATTTCATTAAGAATTGTTTTACATGTAGGTGACCATGGATGATTGTTTGCAACTAATTGCATTTTTGATACAATATTATCCGATTCACTTAAAAGACCAACAAGATCGGCATTTAATTTTTCATATAATGAACCCCGCATAGTAGCAGTTTGGTCAATAGCTTCGCTAATTCTAAAATTCCACTTATTTGAACTATGGGATTCTGTAATAAATGATCTAAGTTCTTTTACTGAATCAATCCAATCAAAAGTAGAAAGACTTCTGTGTAAATTTTTAGCAATTCTAAATTTAAGAACTGGATGTGCTTGTGCTTCAAGTTCTTCATTAATAGTAGAATCGACCTTAAACATTGCTGGAAATTCTTTAAGAGCAGACTTAAGTACATTCATTGCATTTTTTGCTGAGTATGAAACCCTAGACGTATCTTCGGCTACTGTTTTTAATTCAGCTGCAGTCTTATTCACTCTTTCATAGAGTTCTGTAAGTGTAAACATTTTATTATGGTTTTTTTGTTGTTTTTCTTGCATTGCTCCAATGGTATAAGCTTCAATTGCAGTTTTTGCTAATTGTTGTGGTGTTCCCATTCCAACAAGAATGGCAAGAACCTGTGATGGTGTTTTGCCACTTTTAAAAAACTCGTTAGTAAGATCCATCAGCTGTTTTGGTGGAGTGTTTAAATAGGGTGCATTAGTATTTACTCCATATTGTGGAGTTACCATACCATTCGTATAGACTTGTGTCTGTCCCTCGTTAATATTATTCATTTATCAGACTTATTTGGTTTATATATCAAAGGCCTTTGTTAAGTATTTATTTAACATTATCAGATTTATTTCTATATTCTTCACTATTAGTATTTTCAGGTGGTTCTGGGGCTGTGGTTATATTATCTTGTAAAAATGGATCCTGATCTGGAGCTGGTGGAGTTGTTAAATTACTAAAGGCAGCGTCACTAGGTGCATTAGACATATGATCTACTGTGTAATTAGCCTGTTGTATTACACCACCAAATCTTATTTCACCATTTCGGAACATACCAATGCCATCTCGATTTGGGTTGTCTGCTGTATCTTTTGTCATTTCCACAATTTCCGAAAGTAAAATACCTCCTTCAAAAACTGGCATAAACGATTTAACTTCAATCGGAAATGTAACTTCAAATTCTTTTTTATCATTCAATGAAAACTCAAATAATCTATTTTGGCCATAATCTTCAGGAACTTCTAGCGAAGCTTGTACTCTCATCATTCCTAAATCTACTTGAAAATGAGTAGTTTTATATAATTTACTGATTACTGATTCTGTCGCTTTAAGCATTTCAGTATTATTACTACATATTACTCTACAATCAAAACTTAAGTTAACTGGTAAAAATGAAGTTTCTAATGAATATGTTTTTAATTGCCCTTCAAATTCTCTTACAAATTCGGATCTTACAAATTTATTAGTCATACTACCAGAATCAATACTGCCAGCTGTCATTTGTAACATTCCGCGTGGTACTACTTCATAGTCATCTATAGCCTCACCATTCTCTTCTGCTCCAAATTTAAATACATCCAATAATAATCGCTCGTTACCGGTAATAGAATAGTAAAAAGGAATATCAATTTTTACTGAAGTATTTTCATCAGTTTGATTATAGTAATAAACTTTATTACGGAGTTCAGCCAATGTAGCTACTGTAATATATCTAAGGACTATGTTATCCCGGTTAAATTCTTGGTTGTATGCAGACATAAACTATTTATCCGATTGTTTCTATAGAGAATTCACTGAATCCTCCATCTTTTGTAATTTCAATACGTTTATCAAAATATTCACTGGGTAATACTGTATGATTAATAACAAATGTATTAATACCAATCTCTTTAATAATTTTGTGTAGTATATCAATAATATGATGTACTCCATCCGAATCTATTGAACTAAAAATTTCATCTAAAAATAAAATATTAAGTCCTGGAAATCTATTTTTAATCATTTTAATTAGTGCCATAATAATAACAAAATCTACTTTCTTTTTTTCACCAGTAGATAATGATTTGGGACTAATTTCCTCACCTATATGGTGAAGCATGCAATTAAATTTATCATCAAATAAAATACCGAATGGTATACCCATTTCTTTACTCATTATCATAATATTATTATTAAATGATGGTAAAATAGATCGTATTGCTAAATTTTTAATTCCATCGTCGCCTAATATACCTTCTAATGCTGTCAAATAATAATTTTCACCATCAATTTTAAGTTTACCTGTTTCCTTTTCACCTTTTTTCTGGTTAAAATCAGTAACAAGTTGCTTTAAATGATTGCCATCAGTAGATTTTTCATTAGCTATTTTTATCAATTCTGACTTAAGGCTTTGCATTTGTGTATCTAATTGACCACATTTAATAGAAACCTCCCTAGCACGATCTCTTGATTTAGTTAAATTAATTTCTATTTGACTAGATTCTTTTTTTATTTCATCTAACTGTTCATTTAACGTAATTAATACTTTTTCTTGCTCTGATTTAATTTCTTTATGAAATTTAGTATCTAATGTAGAATTACACATTGGACATTCATGATTTTCATATAACTTTAAAGCTTTTTTCGTAGAATTAATATCAGATGTTAATTGAACTTTATTAGTAGAATTTTGTTTATTTTCTTGATCAAATTGATATACTCGTTCTTTTAATTTAGTGTTAGCATCTTTTAGCTTATTTTTTGACGTATTTAAATCGCTTAATTCTTTTTTTAGTTTTTCTATTTGAGTCTTATCTTTTTCTTTTTTAGACTCTGCTACTATTTTTATTTTTTCATCAACTGATATAATAGATTCTGTTAATGTGCGTATTTCATCATCAAGTGTTCTAATTTCATCTAATACGGTTTTGCGTTTTAGTTTTATTACTTCTCGCATTTCGTTAATAATAGAAAATCCAAAAATACGATCTACAATAGCCTTTTTATCACGGTTAGACATTGTAATAAAACTTTTGAAATCATTAACAGAAAGAATAACTACATTTTTAAAAACATGATAAGGAATCTCAAAAATTTCACTTTCTAAAAAATCCTGTAAATTTAGTTTGCCTGCTACATCATATGGAGTTTCATTAATTTTAATATTAAAAATTCCAGGATTAATACCTCGCTCTATTTCTACAAGATTACCTTTACTTTCTAATACTATTTTACCCCACATTTCTTTATTAACTCTGTTAGGCAAATCGGTTAAATTAGATCCCTCTACTTTACCATAACATAAATAAGTAATTACTCTAGCCAAACTAGATTTGCCGGCTCCATTATTACCTAATATAAGATATAATTCACCTTTGTTTTCTTCAAAATCTATTCGCTGTAATCTGTTGCCATAACTGGCAAAGTTTTTAAATTCGACACTAAAAATCTTCATGCTTGCTTGTAGTTGCTTCTTTATATAAGTTTTTAATTGATGATATTAATCTTTTTTTAAGTTCATCATCATAGTCTAATGCATTTACATATTCTTCTGAAATTTTGATTAAATCAATATCACCGCTAAAGTCTGTTACTTCGCCGTCCTCGTATTGAGCAGCATATTCTTCATCAAAAATTTTAGGCTCTAATCTATATGCTAAGCCATCCAATTGATCCATAAATCGATTAATGCTACATGTTAATAAAAATTTACTAGGAATGTAAATATCAACAAAATTACCTTTAATCTCTTTGGCTAATTGTTCCATTCTTATATTAAAAATATCATTAATATAATATCTGATAAATTTTGGCGAATGATTGTTTTCAAAAAAAGTATCTTTGCCGCTTTCTAAATCTAAAAGATATACGCCCTTTTGGTTGCCTCTGTCAGATCTAGTCATTTGATAAGGATTACCTACTAATACAAAATTTTTCTTGTTTTGTCTATAATGTATGTGGCCACTATATACGCGTTTAAACTTTTTAAATAAATTAACTGAATTGCCACCTTCATGCAAATGTCTAGTACTCGGACTAGTTTGAACACCCTGTGTTCCAGAATGACAAAATACATAATCAATATTTTCAGAATATGATTCAATAGTTTCACGTTCATGTTCTGCATTTCTTCTCCAGGGAATCAGTAAACATTTTGCATTTTTGTATTTAATAAGATGAGGTTCTTTATGTACAGTAACATTTGGCACATATTTAATGCAATCTACAGAACTAATATCATTTGTATTTTTGCGCATAATATCATGGTTACCTACAATGACATGTATGTCTGGAAAAATCTTAGAAAGCTCTTCAAATACCCTAATACCTAAATCTTGTGCTGCTAAATTTATACTTTGTCTATTATCAAATACATCACCGAGATGATATAATATATCACCTTCTTTATATTCTGCTTTAACTAAGGGAATAAAAAAATTAAAGAAATAATCTTCAATTATGTTCAACCAAAGTACAGAATTTGACCTGCATCCTAAGTGAGTGTCACTCAAAAGCCAAATTCTTTTAGTCGTGTGTTTTGATTTCATTTTTTATTTTTGATAAATATTTGAAAATTTCATCCTTTTCAATTAAAAATTTGAAATTATATCCATGTGCAATTACACTGTTTTGCTTTGCAAGATTTTTATTCTCCAATATAGAACAAGAACCCTTCTTGTTATAAGTCCACTTAGATTTAATTTCTATGATTTCTTTTTTGACTGGAATATAAAAATCTGATATGTTTTAGTCATCATCAAAATAATTTACCGATACCTCGTTTTTTTCTAATATTATATTTTTTGTCTAACTCTAACATCAATTCATCTTTATACTTATTAGAAAGAGAATTATAAAATTTATTTGGAAATATGTCAAAGTAATCGGAAAGAGCTCCAAAAATTTCAATTTTAGTATAGTCGTTGCCTACTCGATCTATAATATAAAAAAATACTCTATTAATTTGAATTTTATTTAATTTTTTATTGATACCATCAGCAGTAACTTTATTAAGTTTATCAAATTCACTATTTATAATAATTTCATCGATTCGATCCATCATCATATTATAATGAATTCTATCATCAGGATCCATTTTATCTTCATAAGAAGATTCTATTTTAAAGTTAACTGGATTTTCACTTAAATCCTGTTGACCAAATGTATTGTTAAATATTTTATCGTCTTTCATAATTTAATTTGTTATATCTTGTGTTTCAGTAAGTCTCATATGGTCATAATCAATATCAAATCGACATCGGGTACCCTTACCTTCACCATCTCTAATTTTTAATACCTTTAACCAATACTCTTTATTTGCATGCATCATTGAATCCTGTATCAGTGCATACATAACATCCGCAGTATGTGCAAGACCCGTAGATTCTGCAATGTTTTCCATCTTTACTTCAGTAGCATCCCATGCTCCACGATTAATTTGTGTTGCTGAAATTACTAACATGTTTTGTTTGACTGCCATTGCCCTAAGGTCTTCAGCAATTTGCTTTATTTTCATATAGGTATTTTCAGTATTAGGATTACGATAGTTTGCCAAAATGTTAATATAATCTACAACTACTACATTAACTTTATGATCTTGTGATTCCTCCAGCATTTTTAAATAAGCTTCAATGTCTAAAACAGTAGCTTGACTAGTTGGAAACTCTTTTACGAAAAGTTTACCCGGTGGCATTATGCCTCTAGAAACCTTTTCTAATCGCCTTTTCATAAAGTCGCGGTTTGCTGACTTTTCATCATATTGAGACATAGATATACTTAACAGGTTTGAACCTATTCGCTTAAGTACTTTTTGCCCAGCCATTTCAGCTGTAATAAAAACTACATTATGTCCCATTCTAACTAGATTAGCCGCGTCATTAGCTAACCATATAGATTTTCCAATATTCTGTTCACCTGCATATATTACTAATGATTTAGGATCGTACCCACCGCCTGATACACGATCTACAAAAGTCCAGCCTGTCTCTATTTTTTTTGTTTTTCTTTGAATATGATGTTCAGGTTCAAAGAAGTCCAAACCAACATTAACATCAAAACTAAGCATGCCTTCAGTAGAAATCATATTAGATGCTCGCTGTACAACATCTTCTACATTTTCAGGACTAACATTTTGGGTTTTTACAAATTCAATAGTACGTATTAATTGTTTATTAAAGTGTCTCCATTGTATCCATGCTTCAGCTGTTCGCTTTACCCAATCTTTTTCATACTTTTTATAATCTGCTGAATAAATAGATTCAACAATTTCAGGTGAAATATTATTAGGATCATCACTAATTAACATTAATGTTTGATCATACGACGGAGATTCACCGAACTTATTATAAAAGTCTCTGGCAATTTTAGCAACATGATCAATATCTGGATTAGAAAAAAATCCGGAACTTAATTGTTTTAAAAGTTGAGGTTCATCTAAATAATAATTAAAAAAAGTTTTTTCGTGTTCTATTGTAACATTCATGCGTACGGATTTTTTATAATTTGGTATGAAATATGGGATTTAGTAGAATGCGTAATTTTAGCAAGGTTGCGATCTACCATATATTGCATAACCTCAGTTGCTTGTTCTAATTCAATATTATATTTTTTAGTTAATGCAACGTTAGTAAATTTAATTTCATTACTACTTTTGCTACAATAATCTCTGATTGCTTCATAAAGTATATCTTCCATGTCTGGATAATTGGACAGACTAGCCCAATTACCTAGTACATATTTAACTTTTAATTTATTAGGATCAATCTTCTTCAGCATCGTCAAATACTTCCATTAAATTTTCAGTGTTAGCTTCTTCTGCACTATATTGATAAGCAGCACTAATTGTAGGTTCTAATTTTTCTAATACATCTCTAGTAATAACATGAGGTGTAAATAACTGATTTAAATCTACCACATCATTTAAGTGGGCTACACATAATTTACGTGCAGTTGATGAAGGTTGAAAGTATAAAGTTATTTCTTTATCATTTTCTGTATAGCAGTGCTGTCTACATTCAGATTTATCGCTATCACTTAGTTTATCATACTTTTTTTGATCTAAGAATCGGCCTCTTTCAATACCACAAGTATCCCAATCAATAAATTCTTCTAATCCTACATATGGATTCATTCCTTTATTAAAGCTTATATGAAATTTAATAGGTCTTGGTTTAGCAAATCTATTTTTATTTGGTTTAGCAGTAACTACGATACCTGTTTGCTCTTTACCATCACCACCTTCTTTTAATTTTGCCTTAGCTAAAAATAGGATAATCGAAGCTGCATATTCTGGTCCTGTATTATGATTTATTACACCGTTATCAGTGATATAATGTTGAGCATCAGCAACAGTTAAATCATGAACCTTAGTAGATTTTAATTCTGTTACACTTTTTATTTTTAATTTTTTCAATTCCATTTTCTATATATTTTATACATTTTTGTTGGTTAGTTTTAAATTTTTCACACGAAACTCTAATTATTCCAATTATGTCATTTCTAATATCTAATGCTACTGAATCCTTTATTTCATCATATGATTGATTATGCCAATATAAACCATCATATTCTATCAAGACAATACCTTTATTTGTTTTTAAATATCCATCATATTTAATTATACCTTGGTCTAAATCTTTAGATTTTTTTATGTTTATAATGAATTGCTTATGTTTAATTTCTTCATTATGTTTAATTAATTCGTTAAAAAAAATAATTTCCTCTTTAGAAATAGACCCGAAGAAAGATTTATATTTTTCCGGATTTTCTTTAATGAACTTAGATGTTTTTTTACCTATTAATTTTCTAATATATTCATATTCTTCATTAGATGTCCAAAATTCTCTCTTTCCGTAATTTCTTTTATCGACTTCATACTGTGCATCATCTTCAGAATATCCTTTATTAATCCAATACGATTTAGACCACACAGATTGTTCAGAAATTTCTTCACTTGAATATTTAGCATATCTTTTTTTTGAATTATTAGATTGATATTGTTTAATCTTTATTGTTGCAATTGCTTTAGAAAATCCTTTTTTTATCCAATAATCAACTGTTAAAACAGATCTTGATCTCTGTAGATCTGATACTTTTTGTATTGCAGAAGCATCATCCCATCCCATAGATATCCAATAATCTTTAGATATATTAGAGACAGATTTACCATTACGCCTTTCTTTTAAAAACATCGAACATTCATTAATAAATGAAACCTTTCCCTTTATTTTGACATTAGAAATTGAATCAAATAATTCATATAAATAAATTTCATTATCTATATTAAAATTTGGAAAATGTTTTAATATCAATTCTTTGAATGATTCATAATTTTCAGATGCATTTATATATGGAATAAAAGAAGGTTTCATAATTAGTGTATTTTTAATTCTAGGCGGTGGCTACCCGCCGCCACTAATTATATATCGATACACTGTCTCCATTTATTAAATCTCTGGCATATACCCAATTATCATCATTTAATGGATTGGAATTAGATTCGCCTATAAAAAATCGATGATCTTCTGAACATCCTAAAATAGATCTATCTTCAAATTCTATTTTATATGTTGGTTTTTCAAATTCCCAAGTTGCTTCTATTTCTTTGTCACCTACTAAAGTTTTGACATAATCACCTTCCTTAATTTGTTCAATTTCTTTATATGAATTGTCTGACATTAAAACTAAAGAACCTGGTGTTAAACAACCGCCACCACCAACTTGTCTTGAAAATAGATCTTGTGTTTGGTAAGTATGATTTGTAAATAATAATGGAATTTTACAGATTCCTAGTTTGGTCATTAAAATACGAAATGTGGACTTAAGGAGTTTGGCTCTTGTCATATCTGATTTGTCAGAACCGGTTCTTGCATCATCAATTTCTTTTTGAGTAGCCAAGTTTCCAGCAGAATCAAGCACAATCATAATTTTAGGTAATTCGACGCCTTTCTTTTTTTGATCAAGAAGAGTATCAACTAAAGTAGTAACTGATGTTCTATATTCTTGTACTGTATTACATGGTTCATACCTAAATGTTTTAGGATCAATTCCAAATTTTTCAACTAATGATTTATCTACGGCATTTTCAGAATCATAAAATACAATACTATAACCTAGCTTCTGTGCTTGTTTAATTGCATTAAGAATAAGATAAGTTTTACCAGTACCAGTAGGTCCTGCCAATGCAACTGCTCTATTATTTGGGTATCCACCAAATAAGCTTCCAGTCAAGCATGCGTTTAACATAAAATTACCAGTAGGTATGTAGTGATCTATCGACGATATACTAGACTTATCTAAAGTATCACCGTACTCTGAGATTTTGCTCATCTCTTTATTAAGATCAGCGAAAGAAAATTCTTTTTTTGCCATATTAACTTTGTTTAGTTTTTATATGGCGATTATTATAATTTGTTTACCTTAAAATGACAACCTTACCTGTTATAGTGTGATAATAGTTACGGTGATCTTGGTACATAATTTTATATGTATAAATACCAGCTTGACATAATCTATGATGGTAATAACCATTCCAACCTTTCATTATATTTCGTGTAAAATATAATCGATGTCCCCATCGGTTATAAATAGTCATTTCGTAATATTTAAGGTTTACTCCTTTTGGTGTAAATCTATCATTAACACCATCTCGATTAGGTGTAAATGAATTAGGTACCCATATTAAAGTTTGATCGCATGGTACCAATTGCATCATTAAATTAGATTGAGTAGAGCATCCTAAGTTATTGCTAGCCGTAATAATTATTTGGCCGTCAGTTTGCCAATTAACAAGTAGGTCTCCTGCATTTTGATTTAGTATTTGCCCTCCAACTACTTCAAATGTATAATTTAGTTCTGGTTTAGTTTCAATACTATAGCGTACTGGCGTTCTCTGTCCATAGCAATCAGGAATTTGATGAAAATATTGTCCAAATGTAAAAATGGGTAGCACTAATAGTGCCAATAAAAACTTAAACATTAATCGTGTGTTATTACTCCAGTTACAGGAGTTGGGTTAATTGTAATATCGCATAAAACAGGCGTTCCAATACATCCATTAATATCAGTTTCTGTCACTTCAACTTGATAATTACCGGGTAATGTACCGGACCAATCTACTTCAATAGAATTAGTACCTTGACCTAATGCTATATTACCACCAGCAACAACCCATTGATAAGTAGATCCGAATGTATTAGTTACGGTGTATGTTGTTAAGTTAGGGTCTTGTTCACATATAAAATGAGGACATGGTAAGGCTTGGGAAAATACGGTGTGTGCCGATAAAAAGAATGATATTGTAATTAATACTTTTTTCATTTAAGACCTTTTATAACAGCATCAGCTAAATCATATTGATTTAATTTAAATATTAAACCTGCTGCATGATGATCAGATTTATATTCTAGTGCTGATGCTAATAGTGGCATCTTTGTATCTAATTTATCTTTTACTCGTTCTGCTAAACTTTCAGTACTTGTTAGATCTAACGTTTTACTGTTTGGAATAAATGAAATATACATACCATCTCTATCTACAAAAGAAGTTACAGTAAATTGCATACCACCCCATGATGATTTGCCTTCGTTCAAAAAACTATTGAATGTTGTAATCATAGTTTATGTATTTTTGTGTAAAAACTGAAATAATTTTGTCCCAGTGGAATCCGGTATCATAATTACCTGTGTACCTCTTCCTAAGGCCGAACCTACAGTAAGTTTCCATCCACCAATACCTGATTTTTCAAATCGTTCTGCTTTAATACCACCTAATTCTATTTCTTTAGCTTCATTAAGTGATTCTTTAAAAAGTTCATCTTTAGAAACCTTTCGTGTTACGATCTATATCATTTGCTTCATTAACTGATTCTTTAAAAAGTCCGTAAATAAGATGGCCTGGTAGATGATCTGGTACGATTTGATCTACATCATATTCAGATACTCGTTTAAGTGCTCGTACTTCCTCAGCATATCTACGTAATAAATAATGGCCTCCTAAATTGGCGTCCATCATTCTATCAGCTATTACATTAGCATCTACTTTCTTTTTAGATGCACCTTCGTTAAGAAATTCTTCGAAATTAGTAGGTAGTAGTTTCATTTTAAATATATTTTTATACTTTATATATCACACCATCTGCATAATTTTCAACAATTAAATTAAGTATATCTCCATTATTACCAGGTGGACAATCACCAACAGTGGCTTGAAATTGAAATGTCCATGGTCCAATCATACCATCACCCCAATTATTACCAGGATCCCCGTCTAAAAAACCACCGGAAGCTGTGTCATAAAACCAACCAGGGTTGTTAACAATGTTTCCATTAGCTGATGATGTCACCGTATTAACCCATAGCCACAATCCAGTACCTGTATTATTAGTTGGATTACCTAGTGGATTAACACCGACCCAACCGGGTCCTAAGTTTACTGCAATACCGTGTAACCAATTAGTAGAAAGTCCTTGATAATTATTAATCGTATAAGTAAAAGTAAGAACATCACCAGGTTGATATGTAGCAGAAACTGGGTTAACTGTTAATTGATCATCAAGTATACATTGACCAAATGAAAATAAAGGAAAAAATAAAATAAATAAAAATCTCACTTGATTATCTTTATCTATTTATCAAAAGAGACCGTTTGTATAAATTAAACTACGATTGAATTGCTTAAATCCCATTACCTTTAACACTCTATTAATTGGATCTAATATTACCTTTTCAAATTGAGCATCATAATCAATAGATGGCGCAAATTCATATGGATATTCACCTGGAGAATATGCAAATGTATCACATGCTTTATCAACTGTGTAATACATTTTTAATTTTTCGCCGTTTCCTACAGGTTTATATTTTTTACGATGTGGTGAATTATTCAGCAAGTAATTATGGTATCCTGCAGATCTTACTCCTATTGGACATTTGGATCCTACTTGAAATGATTCTCTATCATTAACAATATATTTCTGGTAATTATTAACTTTTTTAGATTCAGCAATATGGTCAATGTTTGCTAATTTAAATTCACGCTTAATATCTTTTAGTAAATTAGCAAAATCTTGCATATTTACGTCATCAACAGAAAAAATATAAGTAATTAAGTGCTTTAATTTTTCCCTAGCAAACGAAGGTGCTGAAGATTGAATAATTTCAAAACCTTTAGCACTAATTTTACTTAAATCATCATAATGCAAATCCGGATCTTTCCAAACAATATTTTGCATATATTTTTTCTTAGCTAACCAGATCGCATTTTTTGCTACAGACTCTAATTCAAAAGAAAGGTAATTTTCTGCATTATTAGTGTCTGCATATTTTTGCATAATTTTTTCAATAAATTCCTTTAATCTGATTTCATATAATTTAAGTATAAAATCTTTTTCAGAACCAGCCCATGTTGTATTTTTAATTACTTCATCAAACTTCATGTATATTGAATCGGTATCAATATAAATACCTATGGGTTCTTTAACTTTTTCTGTAACCTCTATGCCCATTTTAGCATGAGTAGCTTTATCATTATGCCAAAATTCTCTAAAGTACTTATTAACCAATTCTTCAGTATAAAGTATGGCATCTTTTCCCTGTAGTGTAATAGTTTCGGCAATATCTACATTAAAAAAATAAAAATACTCATTACCAAAAGCACCGTAAATTGAATTGAGCATTAACTTAATTGCTTGCTCGAAGGCGAAATACTGATCAGCTTCTCTTTTTACCTTTTCTAGTTCGACTTGGTCTATCATTTATTTTTATTTTTAAGTGCAGTTGCTCTCATCTTCTGTTTTGTTTCTTCAGTGTGTGGTCTCCTCTTTCTGTTTTTAGCAGCTATGCTTAATTTTCGTTTTGTGTCTTCAGATAACGATTTACCCTTATTTGGTGAAACTCTTCCTTTAGCTGCTTCACTCATTTTCTTTTTAGATTCTTCAGAGTGAGTCATACCTACTCTGTATTTATTACCTTTGTTTTTATCACTTATCTTTCGTTTAGCTTCTTCTGAATGTTTCTTACCTTTAAAAGATGGTACTCTACCTTTCAGTGCTTCAATCATCTTCCGTTTAGTTTCTTCAGTTCTTGGAATACCTTTATTCCACGGTATTGTACCTTTCTTATTCTTACTTAACACTTTACTATAAGATTCCTTTAACCTTTCGTATTCAGCTGAACAAATATTATACTGCCTCTTTTGTCTTTTGTTTTTTGTGTTAGCCATATTAGTCATCATGAACGTCCCGAACAGCCCAGTACATTACATTTAATGGAAAGTCTTTTTTTAAGGTATCAATTACCGCGTTTCGTTCTTTTTCTCCGTAAATAAACTCTCGTTGAAACGGAGGACGAATATCCAGCTTACCACCAAAGCCGATGACCCCGTTTTCTTCATTATCCACATATTGATTGGTGAGTTCACGAACCGTAATTTCTTTAAGCTCTATGTTCATAATCTTTTGTTCTTAATAATGATTCTCATGAATGGTATCGTAGCCTTGCCATTATTGTCGTAATAACCTAGAATTGGGTGGTCTGCTTTAATTAAACCTGTGTTTCCAGCCTTATAATAATCGTCAACAAATTTTTGGCTTAGACCATTTGGAGCAAATTCCCGGTACAAATTCCCTTGTCCAAGTCCTATTATTTCAAATTGCTCAGGATTGTATTTGTTTAAAAATGTAATTGGAACACCTATGTGACCTTTAAAATCAACTGGAATGTCTGCGACTTTATCCACGTTAATCGCGTCATAGTTATCATACTTTGGATAATCTTCTACATTGTAGGCTTTATACAGTATTAAATCTTCATGCCGTTTGGAGATTTCTAAGTTGGTAAGCCAAACCACACCCGAAACTCTAATCATGCCTTCTTTGTGATCACCAGCGGTAGCGTAATCTTGGTAATGCTTATTTATAAAATGGCCAGCGCCTCCTTTAAAACCATATCCCAGCCAAAGTTTGTTATCCTTTATTAACGGAAATATTTCGGTGTTTTTCGTGGCATTCTGATGTCCAACAATCACAAACTTCTTATCGAAGTCAATAAGTTGAGCGACATATTCTCTGAAAAGTGAGAATGGTGGATTGGTTACTACAATGTCGGCTTGCTTTAATAACTCAATACTTTCATTGCTCCTGAAATCTCCGTCACCATTTAATGGCTTTATGCCTATTTCATCTGGGTCAGGTACAAAGTTTCCATTCTTGTCTCCATCATATTCTAAGTAGATGGCTTGCTCTGACTTGTTTTGGCTGAACAAGTCCATGTCCTGATTTTTATAGCAAGTCGCAATAAGCTTTTTCAGGCCTAACTTTTCAAAATTGTAAGAGAAGTAATGAAAGAAATTACTCACTCGTGGGTCGTCACAGTTACAGTAAACAACCTTATCTTTAAAATGCGCTTTGTAGTGTTTTAATTCTCTTTCTATATCTGAAAGCTGTGTGTAGAACTCATCCTTTTTATTTTTTTTAGCCTCAGTAAGCTTTTTGTTTTGAGTTTCTTTTGCCATTCGGTCTGGTGTCTTTTTAAGGTCGCCAATTTAACATATTCGATTTACGCTGCGTATACTAAACCTCTTTCATTTGGATATAGTTCTACTAATATCTTATGTATGATAAAATGTTCTTTAGCTGTCAGGTGTACTAGGTTTTCCTTATCATTAGTTCCACCCATACATTTTGGTGTAATATGATGTCTTTCTGAATATCCTTCTAAAAGTCTATTTTTAGCTCTGTTTATTATTTGATCGTGTATCTTTCTCCAATTCATATTTTATATATTGGAGTTAAGCATTAGTTTTAGTCTTAGTTCAGAAAGAGATTTGTTTACGCATAGAAAAGGCGCCTATGAGTAAAGCGCCAAATCCTATCAAACAAAATATTATTTAATCTTCGGTCATCATTGCTACTGCAACGGTAAGTACCGTATCAGTATCTAGAGATTTAAAAACTACTTTATTAGAACAAACAATTACTTGATAATTTTCTTTATCTAATAAATTTAGATATTTTTTATAAATAACTACTGATAAATCTTCTTTAACTATATCAGTGTTATCAATGTTATGTGAACATACTATTGAATCATATGAAGTACCCTTTACTCTAATGTTACCATCTTTAGCATAAATTGTAAAAACCTCTTCGTCTTTATCTAAAGAAAAAAGTGATTTAATACGATCCGTTTGTGTAGTTAAAAGATCAAATTGAAATAAACTAGAATCAGTACTAAATGCTCGTGACATTTCTTCTTTGTTCATTTCCATAAAAGAAAGACTAGGATCTGAACAAGCTAAATTAATAGTAAGATCTTCATTTTCAATCATAAAATCACTAGCCATTAGCTCACCATCAATGTCGCTGTATTTTATACGTCCATTAATGTCACCATGAAAATGTGATAGTGCATCAACTACTTTTGTACCATTATAAAAGCTGACCTTTACTTGATCTGGTACATGACCATCAAAAATATCAGATGTATTTTGCTTTACTAGTTTAACAGCATCTCGTTCTGGTAGATAAACAGATGACATAGTATTGTCACCTCCGATCTTCATAAAAATAAATTTGTCAATTGGTAATAACTTTTTGACAAATGATGATAGCTCGCGACCATCAATTTTAGTAAATGTAATTTCTTTCATTTTTTTAAGGATTTGTTTAGTCCTTATATGTAATGAAATAAAATTAGTTTAGAGATTATTTTTTGTTTCTTGTACATGTACACGTACTTCCTGTGCTAAATTTTTAATTTCTTGCATAGATTTACGTATCCTGATTCCTGCTGCTTTATTGCCTTTTTTGTAAAATCTTTCTACATCATCGTCAACAAGAGCTATTAATTTTTTAATTTCTTCGTATTTTTCCATAAATAATAATTTAGTTTAATCGGATTGTTTTTGTTTACTGATTCAAAAGACTACATCTACTCTTTTGGCCATCGTTGTCTTTCCTTTAAGAAGTTTGCCAATTTTAGTATATAAATCTTCTAATTCATGGTCTTTAAGATACTTATAACCATTCTTCAAATTAATATCTACTCCGTCATATCTAGCAGAATAATCTTGTTTGCCTTCATTGACTGATTCTGATTCTCCCAATGAGGCTTTACATGCATCATTAAACATGTCCATATAATAAACTGCTCCTTTTTTATCACCATCCTCTATATAATCGATAGCAATGCCTAGACCTTGTGATTCGCTATGATAATTTACATCAGTAAATGAATCTTGTAACTTCTGAAGTTTTTTGGCACCCCATGATACTTTCGCTTTAGATCCCATTTCTAACATACCATCATAGTCAAAGTCATGAGACCATTTATCACCTAATTTATAGGATTCGGCCTCGCTCACTCCTTCATTAGTGATAAACTCCAGCTCACTG